AAATCCCGACAGGCTTGCGGCCGCCCGTCATAAATCCGGCAACCCTTGCCAACCTCGCAATGCTCGCACCAGCGGTTCGCCGGTTTGGTCAATTCTGGCGTGGTAACCGGCTCAAGATTGCAACAGAGCGTACAGCCATCGCACGAGTTCATTTCGGTCGCATGACCAGCCAGTGCATCGTGCTCGGGCGGCCTTCCGAGATCGCCAGCCAGCGCTTGTGCGAATGCAAGTTGCGCAGGCACTCGAACTTGTTCGGGTCGCGCCAGCCTTCCTCGATCCCCCATATATTATGCGTGCCGGTGAAACGCGGCACGAGCACCGAGGCGGCATTGTTGTGGCACTCGACGATCATCGTCGTCATGAGCAAGGACGGGAAGCGGTCGGGATTGAGATAGTCGACTTCGGCTCCCTCGCAATCGCTGACGACGAGATCGGGCATGGCCATCGCGGCATCGCCATCATCACCATTGGTGATGACTTGCACATTGACGCCATTGAGATCGGCCGTCGCTTTGGTAATGCGCAAGGCCTCGGGATCGATATCGATGGCCGCAACAATTGCCTGTGGCAGACGCCGCGCCAATCCGACCGCGTAATAACCTTCCGCGCATCCGATATTGACAATGGTCGGTTCGCGGACTTTTGCCAGCCGGGCGATCTCCTCTTCGACCGCCTGATGTAATTCCTGCTCGTAACAGCCGAGCATCTTGGTGCCGAGGTTGCCGTCACGCCAGTTGGTTTCCTCGTAGATCATTTTCATGCCAGCGAACGGACCGGTCTGCACAATGCCTTTGGTTTGCTCGAACAGCCAATCATTGAGCCCGTTCTTTTCCGTCTGCATATCGGTCATTCAGCCGCCTCGCGCAGCACGCGCACGTTGGTGTCGGCCTCGAACTGCTGCTGCATGAGGAGCTTGCGCACAGTATCGAGGATGGTCTCGACCGATATGTCGCTGATGCAGGCAGCCGCGTGGCCGCCATCCTTGTTCGGGACGCAGGTCGAAATGTCGTCATGCAGCCGGTGGCATGGCCAGCACGGCACGCGATTCTGATCGGCGTGCAATGTGACGGTATTGACCCAATGCTTGGTGATGTTCTCGACGCTGGCGTGCGAGACCGTCATGATCTTCGGCATCGGCTCCATCGCGACGGCCCAACCGGAACCGGTATCGGGCGTGATCACCAGATCGGATTGCAACAGCAGCGCCAGCGACGGCCGCAGGCCCCAGCGTTTTTCTTCCGGCAGCTTGCTATGCGAGATCGCAATATAGACGCCATCGCGTGAACCATTCTGGCGGACCACATGCTCGCGCATCTGATCGGCCATGTCCTTTTGCTGGTCGCCGATGCCGGTCATCACCACCGGCACATTCATTTCCTTGATGATGCGGGCAATCGCCATCGCGCCGTAGGGATGGATTTTATCGACGCGCGATCCCGAGATCACCCACGACACAAAGCGCGGGCCGAAGTTAGCGCGCTTGAACACTTCGGCGTTGGCCCTTTCCTCCTCGGTCGGAAAATACAACGGCCCCGGCTCAAACGGTACACCGACGATCTCGCAGGCGGTGTCGAGATAGGAGCCCGCGCACAGCTTGCGCCGGTACTCGACCGGCCAATGAAAGGCGGTGTTGCCGTAGTGCAGCGCGTGCCGCGTCTCGCATGAGTTGGAGAGGTTGACGAACAGATCGTACTCGTGCGCGCGCGAGGCAAACCACTTGTGCCAGTCATTGCCGCCGGGCAGATCGCCCTCGCGCTTGACCGCCAGCTTGTCGATGAACGGATTGTTGAGAAAGACGGCGCTCGCCGTCTCCGAGGCGATCACCTCGACCATGTAACCCATGCGCTTGAGCGGACGCAGGACGACTGATGCAATGAGGTTATCGCCGATCCCGCCGAGGCGGGCGATGCAAGCCCATCCCTTCATGCTTTACCTATTTGCTTACCGTCCGCACCTTCCAGCGTACCGTCCTTTCTCATGATCATCACGTTGTCATCATTGATGGTCATGCGCGGCCGGATACCCATTGCGTCAGTTGCTGCCTTGACGCGCAGCACGGTGTAAATCGCCATCGGTTTGAAACCCGGCGCTGGTGACCAGCCATTGGCGGCAATCTCGTCGAGCCGCGTTTGCAGGTTTTCATCGATTGGTAGCAGTATGATATCGTGCTCGATTTCCATTTTTTTGTTCCTCAGAGTTTGATCATGATGTTCCAGAAGGCGGATGGCTGCATGACGTTGTGCGAACCGCCACTGCCGCCTACGTTACCGGTGACCTTGACGAGGGTCACATTGGTGACTGCAGTCGAACCACCGGCCTCGCCGGAACCGGCAAATTGATTGGACTGACTTACGGACTCGTACGTATCGCCGGTCAGAAACGTGCCAAGGTTTGCCGGAATTTCCGCTGTGGTCAGCGTGTGATTTTCTTCGCCAAGCGTTTGTCCGACCGTCCGCGCCGAAAGCCCAACGCCAGCCCCGGCGATGCAAAGAGCACGGCCTAACTGCTTGGTGAGCGAGAGTTGTTTGTTTGCGCCCCAATCCGCCGCCGCACTTGCGCCGCGCCCGCCCGTAACCGGCGCGTAAGTGTTGGGGATATTGTTCCAGATCAGCGTGTAAAGCGCCTGATAAGCGGTGCCGGTGTGGGTCGCGCCTGAACTCGCATTGCCGATGGTGCCGTCATCCATCATAACCCAATTGGCGTCGGCGACGGTTTTGAGCGTCAGTTTGGCATCGCCGGTCGTGAACGGCGTGGACGGCGTTGATTGCGAAGCGATGGCCTGTGCCACCCGCAGCGCGGTCATGCCCTTGATATTGTCGGTTCCGGCTTCTGCCTCCGCCTGCGTGGCAATGGCCTTGATCAGTTGCAGGGCCGCAATGGCCTGCTTGGTGCGCAGCGGCGTCATCGCCGGAAGATCGGTGACTCCGGCTTCTGCCTCCGCCTGCGTAGCGTTCGGAACCGTAATCGTGCGGTCGACCGACAGGTCACCGCCGCCGGTCGCAAGCCCGGCCGCAGTGATGATGCGCGTGGCCGGAACAACAGCAGGGCCGCCAGCAGGATTGAAACCAGCGTCTTTTAAGCCCTTTGGCGTAATCGCCTTGGTGTCGTCGGTACCTGTAATGATGGTAGCAGAATCTGCCTTCGTGACCGTAATCGTAAGATCATTCGCCAGACTGCCACCACCGCTGGCGAGGCCGGACGTATTGATCAGCCGCGTCGGTGGTACATCGCCCGCTATGCCGGGCGGTCCATCGGGCCCGGGGGCCCCGCGAGGCCCGGCCAATCCTTGAGGTCCCTGTATGCCGGGGTCGCCGGGTTCGCCTTTGGGGCCCATTGGGCCCTGCGCCGGAACGTCGATCACCACAACATCAGTCATCGTGTTGGTCCAATCGCGTGGGTCAGCGTGCCGCGCCAGATGTCCTCGCGCAGGCCGTCAGGTCGAAGCAGGATGAGGCTGTGCACGTATTCGCCGGGAGCCATGTCCGCCATCTGCGCGCGCATGATGCGGATGTTGAACGTGGTCAGTTTGCCATCGATATCAGGAAGGAAATCGATATCGCCATCATCGACGCTCAACGACACAAACACCTCCGAGTCGTCGGGGAGCTTGCGGACCATCATCATCAAACCGAAACCGGTGAAATCGAACGGCACGTCATTGGTCATCCATTGGAACGCCCGCGAGAAATCGGCGTCCGAGAATGTCGTGATGTTGACCACCGCCGCTTCCGCCATGCGTCCTCACAGGTTCAGGTAGTAATCCGTAGCAATGGGATCAGGGACGAATTCGCACAGACCCCACGCGCCGTTGATCCAGCGCGGCCACAGTCCTTTGCCACAGCGCGGCGGCGGGATAATCGTCGCGTTGCCGGGGATCAGCATCCGGCCAAGTGTGCGCGGATCGCAGTCGCTGGCATCGAGTTGCTGTTCGCCGAGATAGAATCCGGTCGCGTAGTCGTACAGGTAGACGATCATCAGCCGTCCACGATGCAAGCCGTGACCACGGTGTTTCTGGTGCGCGTTTCGAGGCCGGTGTTTCCATTGATCGACGCAGCACCGGACAGCGAAGTCACTTGAGCACCTGTGACGCCCCACGCAGGATTGTCGCCACCAGCTTCTGTTGATGTGAAGCTATTTGTTTGAAACCACATCACCGGGAAGCCGGGACCGGGTATATATCCCGATTCTGGATTTGCGATTAGATTATGTATCGTCACGTTCGCAGTAATCGAGAACTCACCGACCGCGTCTTTTTGCTGTATCGTTAGCAACCGACCGCTGTCAGCGCCGCGCCCGTCATCCCAAAAGCGCAAGAACTCGGCACGGAAGTCTGGCAAGCGAAAGGTCGTCGAGCCGTCGCCGCGCGAAAATGCCGCCCACATCCGGTTCGCCGGGGTCTGCCACTCAGTTTCATTGACGATGCGGCTGCTGGTGTTGGCAAAAGTCCACAGCAACGGATGCTCCGAACGCACGAGCATGGCCCCATTGAGTTTCAGGGTGCCGGGGAATGCGGTACTGCCCGGTGTCAGGATGATGCTGCCACACGGCCCGAGATTGGCGGCTGGCTTCGGAATGAGGCCGGTGAACTGGAACGCGGAAGCGCTGGCGGAATAGATCAGCAACATGATCTGTCCGATCACGGCATCACCGGCCTGTAATGGCTGGCCGTTACCGCGAATGACCGGGACCGGTGCGAGCGCGTTCACCTTGATGGTTGACGGGCCGGTGATGTCGTTGGCCAGCTTGACCTCGATGGTCGTACCGCCAACCAGTGACGTGATCGGCGGCACAAAATTCGCGATCAGTGCGTTGGTGGTACCGGTATCCGCGATGTAGGGAATGTAGACGTTGTAAGTATTGTTGATCGTGTCGCCGCCGCCGCTCGGCAGCGCACCGCCGCCCATATAGGAATTGAACTCCCAATATCCGGCATCATTCCAGACGGCTCCGAAAATAACGCCGTTCTTGATTTCGTCGGCGACAAGTTCGGAGCCATCGGCATGACGCAGCGCGTGAGCGATGTTGTCGATCTGTAGCAGCGCCGGGCCGGTATTGTTGGCCGATGCCTTGATACGCAGCGGCATGCCCGGCGTCATCGAATTGCCGATGGGCGGGTCAAACTCAACCGCGACCGTGTTAGCGGGCACCACACCGCCGCCGATGGCAACGGCATAGTTCATCCGCTGGCTGCGCATCGCGAGCAGGAGTTGCGCGAGATCGGCATCGTCCGACACCATCTTCGCGCCCTCGATGGCGGCGATGATTTCGCGCTGCGGAAATTCGACTGCCTCGGCCGGGATGATCGAGCCTTGCCGGGCGATACTCGGATCGCCATTGATATAAGGTGCATCAGGATCGTTGATGCCGTAAGGCTGGTGATATCGCATTGTTTCCTCTTAGGGCGTACCGGCCATCGGGCCGCCGTGCGTGAGACCGGAATAATCGAAAACGATTTCGGTGTGGGCGGGCTTCCAGCGGTCGAGCAGACATTCGAGGTCTTTGGCCAAACCAATGATCAGGTGCGGATCGACGCCGACCTCACCGCCGATTGGTCCGGTCCTGAACCACGTCAGACGCGGATTGCCGATGTGGATGGTCCAGTAAAATCTCAGTTCAGGTGGCCCGAGATACCACCTCATGTTTCCGGTGGTGCCGCCAACCGCGATCTCGTCGTGCGAAGTATCCCCA